TTTAAGATATATGTCGTTCGGTATGGAAATCGTTGTAAATTGCGTCCTATCAAACGCAGGTTTCTGTGCTTTCTTAGGCATTAATTTTCTCCTTTAGTTTCTTCTGAGTATTCTACACAAGGTTGTGATACAACACCAAGTTGTTCATCGTAAATGTACACAAACATGTGTCCGTGTTTGGCAGCAAACTGCTCTCTTGTCAGATGAACCTTGTCCATCTCAATCTCAAGTACCCAATCACTCATCTTGCTCATTGTTGTTCCCTCTTAACGCGCCACTTTTTAGTGCTTCACCTTGTTTGCCATCTGGTCAAGCTCATCCGACAATCCCTCTGCGTGTTGCTCTGCGTATTCCAGAAACTCATCCCAGCTGCCAATGGTGTATTGCATGTTGTCCGCGCAATGTCGTGCGTATCCTGCAATCGTCATCATCTTTAAACGATCTCCGTGGCTATCATCCATGTGAATTAAAAAATGTTCTTCTTTTCTAAATAACCGCATCCACCATTCGCCACCCTCTTCGACTGCCCAGGCTACGCCCGTGTCACCTTCAAGAACCGCTTCAATAGGACCCGCGATTGCGGACAACATACTGAGATGCCATAAAAATTCATCGTTGTCTTTTTCGCTCATCTTCCCTTCCTCTTTCATAAGCCTGTTGTAGCAAACCTGCTACTTCGTGTTGGTAGGTGTACTCAAGTATCTCTACCGTTCTGCTATCAGGTTCTAAGTTTCTGTATCCATAAGCCGCTTTCAGCTTGGAAAAGTAACCCTTGTACTGATCGATCGGATCATGGATACAGTAAACTTTTGTCACTTCAACTCCCGCTCTTGGAATTCCTCTCTTATTCGTTCGAGCGCACGACCAAGTTGAATCATGTCGTCCATCGTAATGCAGTTAAAACTGTTCACCACGCTTTCAGAAATTTGATGGTTCATTACATCCATTGCACGGATCGCTTCATCAAGTGCCTCGACACAACTCTTCGGCAGCCGATTCTCACGAATCGACTTCACCCGCTTGTTATGCTTCTCAGCATTCTCGTTATACGTTTTAATCCATTCTTCACTCATTGTTACTCTCCTCAATGTCAGCGATACGCTGACCTAACCAACGCATGACCGGAACAGCCATGCTATTTCCCATCGCCTTATAACGACGGCTATCCGGTGCGGTCTTACCGCGCCACGGAATATTTGTATAGTCGTCTGGAAAACCTTGTAACCGTTCGACTTCAATTGGTGTCAATCGACGCACCAGTTTTTCTGTTGCAACGGTGTGCGTTGACCCTGATGCGTCCAAGGTATGAGTTCTGTTTTCTTGAATACCCCAACCATTAGATTTGGTGTGACTTGTCTTTACGCCATACGCAATAGCAGGAGGATTACTGCACCCACTGCCACCAACCTTGACCGTTGGTGCTAGGTTCTCAAGCACGTCAGGCTCAGACATGTTTGAACTGAACGAGACCAATGGCACATTGTTGCCACCCGTCCCCCATCTTGATGTGACGGTTTGACACGTCTGGTCTAGCTCTTTGACTCTTGAATCGTGGCCGTGGTATTCGTAAACGACCAAGTCTTTTGAGTCCTTGTAGTCCCGCGCCATGCAAGTCGATCCTACGCCCTTGGTTCCGTACTGACCAATTCGTTGGAAATCAAAGACCTCAGTGCCGTCTCTAGTGTTTCGGGCAAAGTCTTGCCCCGTTTCTCCGCTCTTCGCAGAATTCCTTCTGCCGCTTTCTGGCTCAAACAATATCTGTCGGATATGCTCTGGCTGTCCTGAAGCACATCCAACAAGAAAGACTCTACGTCGTCTTTGGGGGACTCCGAAGTGTTGTGCGTCAAACACACGCCATCCGAATGAATACCCGAATTCTGCCATCGCCCCTGTGATGGAACCAAAGTCCCGTCCTCCGTTGGATGACAAACATCCGGGGACGTTTTCCCAGATGAAGTACTTGGGGCGCAACTGATCAACCATTCGGCAAAAAGTGAGCGCAAGATTCCCTCTGTCATCGCTGAGTCCTCTTCTGAGTCCTGCAACTGAAAATGATTGGCAAGGTGTGCCTCCGCAAATAACATCAATTGATCCTCTTTCATAACCCCACTCTTCAAAGTTTGTCATGTCCCCATGGTTGGGGACGTTTGGATAATGTGTGCTGAGAACCTCCGACGGGAAGTCCTCGATCTCAGAAAAGAAAACGGGTTGCCAACCCAATGGCTCCCATGCCACGGAACAGGCTTCAACGCCCGAACAGACTGTCGCGTATCTCATCACTTCTTCTCTGAATCAAGCGCTTCAAACAGTTCGATAAACTTGGTGATCACGAACCGTTCGTATTCGTCATAGAAATCCTCAGATATTAATTCGTAGGCAGACATTTGCGGGAGACCGCGTTGAGTTAAAAAACCCTGATACGCTTTCTCAACTTTCTCTATCGTTTCTCTCATTTTTTCCTCCAATTTTTATAGAACCAAACCACAAACGTGATCTGTGCAATGACCAGTGACCACCCGACCACGGACATGATCAAGTAGTACGTGGCTGTATCAAAGAAGTTCATTCGATGGTGAACTCGTTTGACCACTCAGTGAAATCGCGTGGGTAGTTTTGAACATCTGGATGCTCCAACCAATCACGTACCATCTCGCCTAGTTGCTCGTTTGACTTTTCCTTCAACTTTTCAATGATGGATAAAGCTTCATCGTCCCGCATGTCATCCGTCAATGTGCGCTCTCTGACATGCGAGGTAATGCTTTCATGTAGCCGTGGGCTAAACCAATACTCTCTAGCGTAAATCATAGTTCGTCCTCCTGTTCTTGTTCCGTGCCGTCTGGTTGGAACTTCTTGACAAGGTGTTGCCAAAGCATTGAGTCATACCTAACATCGTCAAAGGTCTGACGTGGCAGTTCAATAATCGCAGTGATGTTGAGAACGGCTCCGGTCTCTTCATCCGCTTCGTAGTAAATCTCATACGACTTTTCTAACTCATGTTGATAATCCACATGATCAATATATTCAGTGCGGATCGCTTTCATTTGCTTAGTCATTATTAACCTCCGTTGAATTCACAAGATCAGCGATTGATTGAAGAGATACGCTCTTACCGTTGTCCGGTAAGGTGTTTAAAAACTTATACAACAAGTCCTGTTCTTGCTCTTCAAGTTGCGACGCATTCTTTGTGTCAGCCTCGATTCTTTGACCAAGAACTTTCATGGACTTCAAAAGATTTTTCTGATGCTTAGTCATGACTAACCTCATGCTCCGTTTTTATGGTGACGTAATGCCAATCATAATCGTCAAGGTCATCGTTGAATAACCCACATTCTGATTTGAGATATTCCAAGTGTTGTTGGGCTTCTTTTTCTGATGTGTGTGAACAGACATCACGGTCACCGTCAGATTTCGTATGAACAGAAACAACAGCGACAACGTCCCTGATTTCTATGACCTTGAATGAATATGCAAGGTGAGATGTATCAGCCATCTTGTAACCTTCAATGAAAGCCTTGGCTTCACCTAACGTGTCAACAGGCCAGTTCAGTTCTCTTGATGGCTCTCCTGATGATACACAGACAGACCCTTCAACTCTGTACCTAGGGGCTTGGGTTTGGTTTACCATTACTCGTCCTCCAAATGATTTATGAGTCAGCCACAATACACATGTTTATCGACTAGCGCAATTAAAGTAGTAGTGCTGTGTACATGTGTAGTGCAACGGGGTCATCGTAACATTTGTTTAAAAGGTTGCACAGCGAAATGGAGAAAAAATATTTTTTTTTTTTTGAAATGATGCGTTACGAGCATTACGGATGTTACGGATTAAAATAAGTGACTGAAAATATTGGAGAAAAAAAAATTCAACTCGTAACGTTTTGATTGATTTTCGTAACATCCGTAACGTTTCTTGGCTCAATAACCATGGTTTCAAAATTACTGGTCAAAAGTTAGACAACAAAACGATTGGTTTTTTGACCGAAATTGACCAGGTTTGTATCATTATTTAGCTAGTCAAACCCTTATAGGAGAAGTTATGACTAAAACTGTTACGGCTGAGAGGAAGCTGACGAATCGTCAGAGAGAGTTTTGTAAATTGATTGTCGAGGGCATCTATTCAAATGCAGAGTGTGCAAGGAAGGCAGGGTTTTCTGTGAATGTGGCTCCGAAGACAGCCTCTGTTTTACTGAACGGGAAAGATTACCCCCATGTAGTAGAACATATAAAAGAATTGAGAGAGGAAAGGGAACGCCAGTACGGAGTAACTTTGATTGGTCAGATGAAACGACTATCTGAGTTGTCAAAAGGTGCGGAGGATGTTGGTCAATATTCTGCGGCAATCAATGCAGAAAAGATTCGATCCGCGTTGGGTGGACTGACTATCGACAGAAGAGAAACAGTTAATCGGATAGACGACATGACAAGAGAGGAAATCATGGGACGATTGGCTGATCTTCAAAAACGATACCCTCATGTAGTAATCGATGGAGAATTCAAAGATGTCACGAGGACCGGAAGCGAATTTCTGGACAGCGATTCGCAAGAAACTACCGAAAAATTCTTACGCTTGGAGACTAGAGAACAGAGTCTCAGCGGGGATGCCTGATCTTTATATCGTTTGGGAATCAATATCGTTCTGGATAGAACTGAAGGTAATTAAAAGTAATAAAGTGAATTTGAGTTCACAACAAATCGCTTGGCATACCTCACACAGCCACGCAGGAGGTCTCTCTTTCATCTTAGCCAAGCACCAAGGGACGGGTAGCCTATATTTATTTGAGAGCCGTGAAGCGAGAACCTTGGCCTCTGAGGGGGTGTTTCATACGGAGGGTTCTAGGCTCGAGGATATTGAGTCCGTGTTCCAGGCGATCCGCGATCAAGCTGACCAAACTCTGCGACCCTGCGCCCTTACTTATCAAGGTTTTGCCCAATAAAAAACCCCTCCGAAGAGGGGTTGGTTCTCAGTTTGGAGGACTAAGAAACTGGTTAAGAGTCTGCGCCCTGCGACCCTGCGTGTCAAGTCCTGCGACCCTGCGCCCTTGTATATGATCGTCGCAGCAGAGTCCTAGGATGGGGGACAATGTCCCCCGTGGTTGGATTAGTCCAGCCATTCTTCGGCATCTGCTCCGCTGGGTAATCCCAAAGCTTCGCATACTTCCCACATAGCATTGCATATGGAATCCCATTCTTCATCATACATAGGATCGTGTTCTGGGATGCAATCTTCCCGGTATCCGTGAAGGGCATTCCAAATAGTATTCATATTTTGTGCCGGTGTTTTGTGTAACATGTTCATCGCGTAACCCCTTAATGAAAGCTGTAGGAAACATTCGCCACGTTCGTATCCCAACAGCTTCGGCAATCGAGACACTTGTTGCCTTGTGAACTGGCAGGACAAGCTTGGCCGAACGGGGATCGATCCTTGTGAACGGTGGACGTGTGCGCCCATTTGTTGGATGCAGCCGAATCAATCTTCGTTGCGCTCATGCGGACGATAGCATTGTTTGGCTGTTCCGTTTGCGCGATGGCATCTTTCCAGATAGCCGGTTCCTTGGATGGTATCCAGTGTTTGATCTCTGGCGTTTGTCGGCAGACTTCCAGAATGTTGGTTGCCATTTGTACGCTTTGAACGTCGCCAGAATCGAACCAACGAAAGTATCCGTTGGTGCAAAACTGGCGCAACTCTTCAACCATCTTTGGCACGAACTCTAAGCTTGTCATAAAATCCATGCGTCTTTTCATGGCGTTTCTAGTGTTGGGCATACGATAGAAACCTTTGAGCGCATAGCAATCATGGCACACTGTGCCTTCGATCTCTGCGAGCTTCGATCCCGTTTTGCATGCTCGAGCGTCCAATGATATGGCTGGACAAGGCATCTTTGACGGATGAGAAAGTATTTTAGATTTCATGGTTTAGTCCTCCCAAATAAAACCAAAGACATTGTATCACAAAAACTAGTGTAGTCAAACTCTGCGACTCTGCGACTCTGCGACTCTGCGTCCTTGCGATCCGATGTTTTTGAGGTATAAAAAACCCAGGGCAATGCCCTGGGTTTTCGTCTTCCTATTGATTTTGGAAAAAGTAGTCTTCGCTGTTTATGATGAATATCTCATCTTCACCATTACCACTGTCAGATTTAATCTTTGCAAAATTCAGTTTCACGCCCTTGTATTTCTTGGTAACCATTTTATCGTAGGGCATACTGTTACCAAATTTTTCTAGCAGTTTTGCTGCTAACCATTTTTCACCTGATACAAAACTCATAATTAGTCCTCCAAGAGAAGGGGGCGTAATGCCCCCGTATTAGCTTTCTTTAACCAAGTACATTGTGCCTTCATCGCTATATACAAACCAACGACCGGCATCTAGTGTGCATAATGCATGAACTTTCATCCACTGTGTTTCGTCACAATCGTAGTTTAAAATTTCGGCAGTCTTGCCTTCAAAAATATCAAAATGACTAACAAGACAAAACCTTCTATCGGAAAATTGTTCTGCGTCGGTGATAACGAACACATCATGCTCAGCATCACCATAACCGTTATGATAATAAGAAGTACCCGATTCTGTTCTGATTGCTAGGCAACCACCGTCACACGCATATTTATACTGTTCCATTATTCGCCCTCCAAATATGTATCAATTTCAGTTTCGACATTCTCAATACTGCTAGCCCAATCAGACACGTCATAGTCAAAACCTTCGACCTCGCCATCTAACTCAGAACCAACTTCGTCTAGTTTGTTGCGGGCTTCTGCTAGTAAGCCCGATATTTTTTCCAACTCTTTTTTAATATTCATCTTTTGTCCTCCAATTTAAGACAAGTAAATTTTATCACAGTTACAAGCAGACACAAGCAATAACTAGTGACTTTTTCTAGCTAACTGTTCGCCAGGATGTCGTTAACTAAACCGCAGCCGCAGCCGCAGCACCCTGCGACCCTGCGACCCTGCTTTTATATATGTGAATACTTGAACCCAGGATAGTTGTTTACTGGTGTGATAGTTCGCTGCCGTTTGATGGATCGATCCGAAGTACTACTACCAGTTGGCAAAAAAAAGCCCCACCGAAGTGGGGCACATAACAGAGGACACTGTTATAAGTAGACGGATGTGGTTATCTCTGAAGGCGTGAATTTTATTTTCATATGCCCGTTTTTCTCAAGACCCTCTATCATCTCTTTGTTTAGAGGTATCCACTCCGCAAAATCGTCACCACCCACAGCATCACGACATTTTTCCCAAAGGTCTTTGGTCTTTGGTGAGAAACCTTGAGCGTAGATGACGTGACACTTTTTGAGGTGTTCCATCCAATCGGCTTGAACTGTTCCTGCCATCAGATAGATTCCGTCATCTTTGACTAGGTGCAAACCAAAGTCTTTGGTGGTTTCACCGTAGGGAATCGTACGGTCGTTGTTACGCATAAACTCCATCATGCGCGAAAACTCTTTACTCTTGAAGGTTAGCGTTGTCATTTCAATGCCTCCTCAATCTTATAAACTGCATTAGGGCTGAAGCCCCCGATGTTCCACGAAGTAATGTCCTCAACGTTGAGTCCATTAGCACCGCAATAGTTTTTGCCGTCTTTCCAATTGTAAAGCGTGGCAACCGTGCCATCTTCAAACTTAAACGCCCACTCAACGTCCACCTTGTAAGCGTCACCGTTTGAGTGTGGCTTACCTAGTTTGTCAATGATGTTTTGAAAAGTAGAAATAGTGTAGCCCTGCAAATGTGAACCACCTATCTCTCTGTTTGTTGCTTGTTCCATGTTTAGTCCTCCAAAAAGAGGGGCGGATGCCCCTCCGTTATTATGCCAAATCTCCGAAAAGATTAAACCGCTCTTTCCACTCAGGCTCTGCGTACACTAGCCGT